TGTCGGGCAGTTGGCACGATCTCAAAAGATGGTTGAAGTCGAATCGATACAGAACTGGATGAACTTGATTGCACAGTGGGGGCAAGTCGATCCACGGGTGATGCAATTGCCTGATCTCATGGCAGCCGGAAGAATCATTGCGCCTATTTTGGGCGTTCCTAAATCAGTCGTCAAAGGCGCTGCACAACTGGAAGAAGCTGTTGAGCAACAGCAGCAGAAACAAGCGCAAATGGAACAAATGCAGAAGATGGGCGCTATAGCAGAATCGGCTGGCAAGGCAGCGCCAGCAATGAAAGTTATGCAAGATGGAGCGGCAAACCTAAGTGAAGAAGACAAAGCAGCGCTCGTCCAGCAACTCGCAGGGGTTGCCGGAGCTAACTGAACGACAGATAGCAAGCGCTTTTTACAATACATTTACGAGCGGTGACGGGAGATTGGTTTATGAATGGCTGGAGGGCCAATATAACAACACCTCCAGTTTTGTTCCAGGTGAGCCGGAAACGACTTCCTATAACGAAGGATGTCGGGCGGTCTTCTTGCAGATCAAGCACAACCTGGACTACTGGAAAGCCAAAGGAAAGGACTTATGAGTGAAGACACGACTGCAACCTCGGAAGAGGTAGTCACAGAAACAGAAGCACCGGAAGTTGAGCTACAAGCAGAAGAACAGCAGGAAGAAACATGGCGGGATGGTTTGCCCGACGATTTGCAAGGGGTTAAAACTCTTGAGAAGTTCAAGGATGTGGATGCGCTGGCGAAAGGTTATGTTCATTTAGAAAAATATTTCGACGGCACAATCAAGATTCCTGGTGAGAACGCAACGGCGGAAGAGGTGGAAAGGTATCATTCCAAATTGGGAAGACCCGACACTCCCGACGATTATGATTTTGAAAAGCAGGAAGTCCCTGACGGGATGAATTATGACGAACACATGGAGGGTGAGTTCTTAAAGAAAGCTCACGGCATGGGTTTGAACAGTAAGCAAGTGGGTGAATTGTACGGCTGGTATAACTCGCAGACAAAAGACATGTTTGTGCAGCATCAAGTCGCGCAGGAAAACAGTATCCAGAAAGCCGAGATAGAACTTCGGGCGGACTGGGGCAGGCAGTATGAAGAAAAGATTTCCAGCATTCAAAGGTTGGTGGATCAATATGCTACCAATGATGAAAAACAATACCTGGAAACATCAGGTTTCGGCAACGATCCCAATGTCGCCAGGATGATGGATCGCATTGCAAGAGATCATGGGGAAGCCAAGCATTTAGGTGACCCGAAGATCAATGCGTTCACAGATCCTGAGTCGGCACAACGTGCCAAAGACGCTTTCTACCGGGATACGGAAAGCGATGACTATAAAGCGTATTTCAGTGAAACACATCCCCGCCATAACGAGGTGGTCAAGATGCTGGATCGATGGAATACCACAATACATGGAGATGAATGATGCCACCACATCAAGATATAAAATGTGTGGATTGCGTTCATCTCGTGCCGCAGACGCAAGTCTGCATGGAATACAAGGCTTCAGTGGATGCCGAGGTGTCGCGTAATTGTTATTTTTTTAAGGAAGGCAAGTACGCAGAACCAGTGGCAGAGATTGTGCCTATCAGGAAGGGAAGAAAAAAAAAGAAACTCCCTTCCGTATTCCCAGAGAAACAACCCGCATAGGACAATTGTTTCTTACAAATTTTTAGTCCTGGTAATCCGAAAGGATCAGGCATGTTTATGCAACCAGGAGAGTCCAAGGGCGGATAACTCTCCGCACAATGATTTATTAATAGGAGAGTAAAATGTCTACACAAATCAACAAGGCGTTTGAAACCTCATTTAGCGATAATTTTATCCACTTGGCGAGTCAAAAGCAATCCAAGTTGGGTGGGGCGGTACGCTATGAGCAGGTAAATGACGCGAAGCAGTTTATGTTTGACAGAATGGATACCGTTTCGATGGTTCAAGCTGTCAGTCGTCACGAGGATACTCCTCTAACCGAGGTGCCATTTTCAAGACGACGCGTTACATTTAACACTTACAGGGCGGTTGATCTGATCGACAATCCTGACCGTGTGAAGATGGCAAAAGATCCAACGTCACCGACAATGAAACAATTGACGGCGGCAATGAATAGACAAAAGGACGATGTAGTGATTTCCGCAGCTTTGGGGAACGCATATAGTGTCAGTTCATCTGATTCTGCGTCTACGGTTGCACTTCCTTCTGGACAGCAAATTGCACATGGATCAGCCGATTTGACATTGGCGAAATTGTTACAAGCTAAGAAGATTCTTCTTAATAACGATGTGGACGTTTCGGAAGAGCCGATGTATGTAGTGGTTGGCCCTGACCAGTTGGAAGCATTGTTGAGTGTAACTACCAATACTTCGATCGACTATAATTCTGTACGCGCTCTCATGAACGCAGAGCTAGAAACTTGGTGCGGATTTCGCTTTATCATTTCTACCCGCCTTGCAAAAACGGGCAATATCAGAAGTTGTTTTGCATGGGCTAAGTCAGGAATCGGCCTTGCTATGAATGGTACTCCGAATATTCGGATCAGTGAGCGTAGTGATAAGAACTACTCGACTCAGTGCTTCGTGGAATGCTCTTTGGGCGCTACACGAATCGAAGATGAGAAAGTAGTTCAAATCGATTGCGACGAGTCCTAAGTATAAGTAAGGCTAACTGAATCTTAATTAATTTAAATAGGAGTACTAATCATGGGAACAGCTTATTCTACAGAGCTTACCAACTACGAGGCAACCCCTCAAGTGATGGTAAGCCCTGCAAGCGCTACTGGCAAGATTCGTGTGTGGTCTGACACGATTGCCGCTGGTACAGGGGATATCGACGACGACGATATTCTAATGATGGCGGAAATTCCGTCAAACGCAAAAATCAAGTCTATCAAGTTGTACAACGATGACTTGGATTCAGGTGGATCTCCGGCATTGGTTACTGATGTTGGAATCTATAACGGTAACGTCAAGTTCAATGACACCGATGGCAGTGCAACTGCATATGCCGCTGAAGGTGTGATTGATCGAAATTGTTACGGTACGGTAATGACCGTACTTCAAGGCGCTGTAACGGCGGGAACTGAAGTACGTTACGAAACCCTCGGTATTGAAACCGTTGGCAACTTTATGTGGGAAGATGCCGGGTTGACTTCTGATCCTGGCAGAATGCTTCGCATAGCGTTGACAATCGAAACCGTTGCGGCTACCGCTGCTGCTGGTGACATAACGATGGTGGTGGAGTATATCGTCAACTAACTGATCGGGGGCAGTCCAAAAGGCTGCTCCCTTTCTTTAAAGGAATTTTTTATGGCAAGTTTTGTAGAAATTGCATCCAACGCGCTTCGTTTATTAGGCGACGATCCCATCACATCGTTCAGTGATGATACGGAACGTGCAAGATTAGTGAACGCTATTTATGAAGAAATGCGTGATGAAGTCACGCGGGCTGCGGTATGGAATTGCTGTAAGTCAAGACAAGTATTGGCATCACTCAGTGAAACGCCAGCATTCGGCTGGGCATATTATCACCAACTGCCAGCGGATTGTTTGCGGGTGGTAGATGTATTGTCCGGCGATACCAGGATTGATCATACCATTGAAGGCAGGCGCTTGATGACGGATGTCAGTTCTGTAAATTTAATATTTTTACAACGTGTGACAGACCCCAACGAATTTGATGTTTTGTTTATCTCTGCCTACACCGCAAGGATTGCCGCTGAGTTGGCATTGCCTGTTTCAGGAAGCAACACGGTGGCGACGGCTATGTGGACAGCGTATGACAAAAAGATCACTGAAGCGAGAACGATTGATTCTCAGGAGGGTACGCCTGCCAACCTGGATGCACAGTCAATCATGGATGCACGAGCAGGGAGTGTTACCTAGATGGCAAAAGCGCATGCAATGTATTCCAGTTTTACCACTGGAGAAATTTCAGAGCGTTTGGAAGGGCGTGTGGATCTGGCGAAATACAAGGATTCATGCAAGACCCTGGAGAATGGCATTGTCATGCCTCATGGTGGAATCAAGCGACGCGGTGGTTTACATTATATTGCTGATGTCAAGCCTGTTGTTACTGGCTCGGAGTTGGTGACTAACGGTACATTTACCAGCGATATTGCAAGCTGGACAGATAAAAAAGTTGGCAGCGGATCATCGATTGCCCATTCTACCAACTTGATGAACATTGTTTCAGTGGATACCAGCAACTATGGCTGGGCAGAACAAAGCATCACGGTGGTGAAGGGGCAGCGATATATTCTTACATTTACCTTTGGCACGGGTGCAATCAGTGTCCAGGTAGGAACGGCGACGGGTGGTGAGCAGATTTATGAATCCACCAGCATGGCTGCGGGAACACATACGATTGAGTTTACCGCAATCACAACGGCTGCCTTTATAGGATTTAAACATTTTACAGGAGCGACACATACATTAGATACAGTGACATGCAAAGCGGGAACTCAAAGTGCGAAGGTAAGATTGATTCCATTTGAGTTTAGCGTCACACAACCTTACATATTAGAATTCGGCAATTTATATATTCGCGTCTACAAAGACAATGGGCAAATACTTAACGCTGGCAAAGCGGTAGAGATTACGACAACTTATACCACCGCAGATTTGTTTGACATCCAGTATGCCCAGAGTGCAGACACGTTATACTTGGCACATAAAGAAAGATCACCAAGAAAATTAACCAGATCATCGGACACAGCATGGACATTAACAAATATTTCTTTTACGGGATCAACATTTCCATCGACTTTTTGCGCTGGCTCTGCGGGGACAGGCTCCGACGGCAATGACAAGAATCCAGGCGCTGTAACATTTTATAACCAGCGTTTGTACTGGGGCGGCAGTAATGATGATCCTCAAAAGATTTGGGGAAGCACGGTAGCTGAGTTTGAAAACATGCATCAAGGATCTGCCACCGCAACCGACAGCGTGGAATTCACCCTGGTGGCGAATGAAGTCAACGCCATTCAGTGGCTGGCAGAATCAACGGATATGCTTTGTGGCACACTGGGCGGAGAATTTACAATTTCGGGTGGCATCGATGACAATATTACGGCGACCAATATTAAAGCAGTACGTCAGGCAAGTTTTGGCAGTAACAAGGTAACACCGCTCAATGTCGGCAATCTTTTGTTATTCAATCAACGGGCTGGAAGAAAAGTTCGTGAATTGGTTTTCAACTTTGATGTTGATGGCTATTTAGCGCCTGATATTACTTTGTTAGCCCAACATGTCACTGAATCGGGTATCACCGACATGGCATACCAGCAGGAAGAAGATGCGTTGGTGTGGGCTATAACCGCCGACGGTGTATTGATTGCTTGTACTTATCTGCGTGATCAGAATGTAGTGGCATGGCACAGGCATCCGGTAGGCGGAGAATTGACGATAGTGGAATCAGTCGCTGTCATACCGAGTGCCGATACATTGAGTGATGAATTATGGGTGACGGTCAAACGACGGATCAATGGAATTACCAAGCGGTTTGTTGAATATCTCAATCCCTCTATATATGTAGACAGCGGATTGGTATTAAATAGCCCGATTACAATCACGGGTGCGACGGCTGCTAATCCGGTTGTAATCACCGCAGCATCACATGGATTCTCAAATGGTGATCTGGTGGATATAAAAGGTGTTGTCGGCATGACAGAAATAAACGGCAACCGTTACAAGGTGGCAGACCAGGCAACTAATACTTTTGAACTGACGAATCAAACCACGGGTGTGGATGTTAATGGTAGCGCGTACACGGCATACGATTCTGGCGGCGAAGTAAGAAAAGGAGTGACAACGATTACCGGATTGAGTCACCTGGAAGGAGCCACTGTTCAGATTGTCGGTAACGGCGCAGTATTTCCCAACGCCACGGTAACGAGCGGTGAAGTAACGGTATCTAGTGAAGTGTCGGAAGCCTATGTTGGGCTGGCTTACACCACAACGATCAAACCGTCGCGTCCAGAGTTTGGATCGCCGCAGGGAATCACGCAGGCTAAACCCAAACGCTGGAATCATATTTTTGTAAGATTTTTGAATACCCTGGGCGCGAAGATCAACGGAGATCAAATGCCGTTTCGTACTTCCGCTGATGCGATGGGAAGTGCGCCAGCATTGTTTTCCGGTGACAAGAAGGTAATGAATTTAGGTTATGACAAGGATGGGTTAATTGAAATCAAGCAGGAACAGGCGCTTGGTATGCATGTAATTGCCATCGGCGGAGATCTCAATATTGGTGAGCAGTTCACCTAAAACTCGCTGGATACAAAAGTATGAGCCGTGGCACATGGATGCGATTCTCATGCGCCCTCGCGAAACTGAGATTTTTAAAACTGTCGATAGAAACCTGGATAAAGCTCTAAAAGACAATTATAAAGGTTGCAGTTTTACAGGCTTTACGACAGAGAAGATCATCGGCTGCGCTGGCATTGTTCCGATATGGGGCGGCGTAGGACATGCCTGGGTGGTTTTAGGCAGTGATTACAAGAAGCACCGTATCTGGATTCACAAGCAAGTGAAAGACATGTTTATCAAGATTGCGGTGGGGATGAAATTTAAACGAGTGCAAGCAAACGTGCAATGTGATTTTTATGAAGCGGTGCGATGGATTGAGGCGATGGGATTTGAAAGTGAATCCATAATGAAGCAATACGGGCCTGACGGGAAAGATCACTATATGTATACAAGGTTTTTTGATTGAAGATTGAAGCGTGGAACATTGTCAGTGGGTGTGAACGCTTGACACCAGGATGCGACAATTGTCCGACGTATTGGGAATATAAAGAGAAGGGATTGGATTATCACCCGAAGGAACATCCAGAAAGATTATCTGTCCCCCTGGATAACCCGATACCATCGATTTACATGGTAGCAACGGGAAGCGATTTGTTTCACGAAGCTGTCGGAATGGAATTTATTCAACTTGTGTTTGAAGTGATGCGTCGGGCAGATTGGCATCAGTTCCAGGTTGTAACGAAACGGGCGGAACGATTGGAAGCGGCATCCAGAGATTTACAATGGCCTGCCAACGCAATGGCTGGCATTGGATTAGAGGAAGGCAGATATAAATGGCGGATTGATTGCTTGCGTAATGTGGATGCTTTGAGGTTTATTTCTTTTGGCCCGGTGACAGGAGCGATGGGCAAACTTGATTTAAGTGGCATCCATCAAGCTGGAGTTGTGGTGGAACACTGGGGGCCACATCCAAGAGATGTTCCGCCGGAATGGATCGACGAAATACATCAACAGTGCGAGGAACAAGGTGTGACTATATTAAACAAACATTGGCTTTCTAAGGAGACTGCATAATGGCTGGCGCAGCAATAGCGGCAACCGTTATAGGCGCTGGAATCACCGCATACGGGCAAATACAGCAAGGGAAAACTGCTAACGTACTCGCCCAGCGTAATGCACAGATAATGAATCGCAATGCGACCATTGCCCAGCAGAATGCCGAGTTTAATGCCAAGCTGAAGGAAAGAGAAGATCGACGTAGACGCAAGCACCAAGAAGTAGCGGCAGGCAAGG